TGTATAAAATGTATCCTATTGTAAGTGCCAATAGGATAGCAACCATAATATTCACAGACCAAACTGGATCAGTCATTCCATCCCTCTTCTTTATGTATGAAAATCTTCAAATTTTTAACGTATGTTCTAAGTATCTGTGCCTGCTCTTCATGCCAAAAATCACCCGTCTCAATATAAAAACAGGTGTGATTATCTATTGCTTTAAGTAGTTGGTGGATGGGGGCAGTCCACCTTTCCCTGTCGGGAGTGTTCCATTCTCTCGGCATATAGGTACAAGGATCATGTTGCTGTGCGGGGAGTAACGTATCCTTCCTCTTCAACCTTAGTTTCCAATGCTTCAACTCTTTCTACAAGAGTTTCATCAACATAAGAAACAGGTGGTTCAGGAGGAGCTTCTACGTACTCTTGTCTTTTAGGTTCTTCTTTCTTCTCATCCTCATCATCACCACTTTTCTTCATTGTATTAATTCCAAAAGTGGCAGCAGAAGCAGTGAATACTGTAGCAATAAATGTGGGATCCATCTTAGAAAGAGTTCCCGCATAGCTTGCTGTAAGGAGAGCAGCAGACCAACCCAAAATACATACACGAATTAGTTGTCCCATAGCGTTTTCTTTTCTTTTGTTAAACATTTTACTTTACTTGATAGGTTAACTTTTTTTCCAAGCTTCACCTTCTGCTTTTCTTCTGCGAGCAAGACCTGCTTCCACATTAGAACCAGGATTGCGATAGAGATAAAGCGCATCAGGAACTAAGTTCCATTCTTTATTCTTCAGTCGTTTTGTAATCGTATTGAAATCACCAGAACCATAGAAACCAGCACCTAAGTTATAGGCAAATGATAAGAGTGCTCCACGCTTACCATCAGACATCTCATTCCAGTATGGAATTTTACGAAGTGATGGAATAAACTGGTTCTTACATTGAGTAATCAATAACTCATCTGCTTCTTTCTGAGTAATAGTATCACCCATATTAAATGGTGATCCATCCTTCTTACGGGTAGTTCCCCAACCAATAGTGATTGGAAGTCCACCTGATAGTGGATCTGGATATGCCTCTAAATGGCAACCTTCAAACTCTTTGATAAGTTTGATGCCAGTCATAGTCATATCATCACCAGATGCTACAGGAGCAGGAGCAGGAGCAACTCCCCTACCACACTTTGAGCATACTGTGGTTTCTGCTGAAGCATCCTTAGCGGCAACCACAGTTACCGCACTTGCCTTTTTTCCTCTGTAAATCTCCGCCCAGTCTGCAGTATCTTCAAGATACTTAACTGGTAGGTTATCTTCTAACCACTGTATTGATTTGACGTGGTTTGGATTTCTTTCATCATAGAATTGAAAGAAGTTATGTAGATCAATTCTTGCCATCTGGACCTCCTGTAATATCTGGAAAATAAATTTGGAATAGTTCTGAAGCTTCTTTATGCTTCCCGTGATTTGTGAGTTTTTTTACTTCTTCAAGAATTTTCTTCTTGAACTCAGTCGAAGATCCTTCCCCATCCATCATTACCTCCTGGACACCAACGATGCTTGAGAACTGCTTTTGTATAAATGGTCTTCTTACCATTTTCTACTGGTCCAGTATAGTTATCATTCAAAGAACCATAAGGATCATTTACATAATAACCTTTCTTATCTGGAGTGTGTCCGATAACTACACACATGTGGCCACCCGTAGGATTAGATAAAGAACCCCGATGTAGGATGCCAATAACAACAGGTTTGCCTCCATCAAGACTTTTATCAATGTCAGAAAAAGAAAGATTATAACTAAAATGCGATTTGAGTCCATAACCAGCAAGAACTTGTGTCTGCACTCCATGATCAGTTGTATCACCGATAGCAAAAACTTTCGTAACATACTCGTCATCGCCTTGAATACTTCCTGGTTTTAGAAATGCCAGACACATAGCACAAGAAGAACTGTTACAAGTTCTTTGTGCATCTCTATAGTTATCTACTTGATTGAAATATGGAACTGCTAATACTGATGGTGTTGGTGGTTTGGTTCTAAACATACCAATCCAATCTGATTCGGCATCATCCAAAAATTTAGCAGGAAGATTATCTTCCAACCATTGAATTGATGCTACGTGGTTTGAATTCTTTTCATCATAAAACTTAAAAAAGTTATGAAGATCTAACGTCATTTTTTGTCTCCGAATAAAGTTATAAAATACTCAGCATCTACTACTGCTAAAGGAGTTTTGCCATTTTTTTTAATAACGACGAGAGGTTCATATTCACCACAGTTGGCAGATGCTTGCTCGTAAGCATCCCATATATTTAGTTTTTCTACATTCTTACATTCAATACTATGAGGAAACTTTGATCTAGCTGCTCGTGCCATAATAAGATCTTCGCCACCCGCTCCCATAGATCTGCTTTCAATATCTTCTGGATGAACGTCAAGCATTTCAATAAGTTTATCTCTTACCCACTGTTGAAGTCTGCGGCCTTTGGCCTTTGCTGAACTTGGATTCATAATAAAAAACCCCTATCACTAGGGGTATTTATCTATTCAGTTGAACCAGGGGTCTGGTAGTATTTTTGTTTCATTGCTCCCAGAAACCACGCTTCCGACAGAGCTTTTGGTCCCTCCCGAAGAATTCGTTTGTTGTGCTCCGAGAGTTTTTCGTATTTCAGTGCTTGTTCTTTCCACTCTTCCATTAAAGTTTGAACCCAGAAAAAGTATTCGCTTTAACGTCCTGCTTAATACCGCCAATAACATAACTCTCTACCTCTGTTTCTTGTGGTGCAACTTGTAAACCTTTAGAAGATAACCAGTGCTGTGTCCAAGGTAGTGGGTTGTTAGACATAGGAGTATCAAACACAGGCTTCAAACCAATCGCTCTCATACGACGATTAGCAATATACTCAACGTATGAGTTGAGTAACTTATCATTCAATCCAATGATGCTGCCATTTTGAAATAGATATTTTGCCCAAGATTTTTCTTCGTCAACAGTTTTCTTAAACTGCTCTATGGTCCACGCTTCTTCTTCTTTAGCAATCTGGAGAATGTCTGGGTCATCTCCATTAAGCCAATTTTTGATAATGTTTTGTGTAAGAACAAGATGCTGACTTTCATCTCTTGCGATGAGAGAGATGATTTTAGCGGATCCCTCCATGATTTTAAGCTCGCCAAAAGCGAACGAACATGCAAACGAAACATAAAACCTAATCCCCTCCAAAATGTTAACATTAATCACAGCGCGATAAAGCTTACGCTTTAATTCATAAAGAGTTTCTTGAGCAGCATTTACACCTTCAAGTTGATGCTGCCATTGATTGCCTGAAGAGTACTCCTGTGAAGCACGAATGAAATCATCATATGCTTCAGTAACACTCTTTGCCCTCTCCATAATATTCTGATCATCAAGAATGGTATCAAATACTTCTGATGGGTCTGAATAAACATTCTTGATAATATATGTATACGAACGACTGTGTATCATCTCCATAGTTTGCCAAATAGACATACATGCTTCTAACTCAGGTAGTGAGCAGTAGGGAGAGAATGCCATACCAGGAGCACGACCTTGAACAGAATCAAGCATAATCTGATACTTCAAATTAGATGTGTAGATATGTTTTTGTTCTGGACGAAGGGTCATGTAATCTCCTCTATCTTTAGAAAGAGAGATTTCTTCTGGTCTCCAAAAGTATCCAAGTTGTTGTTGAGTTAATTTATCAAAGATAGGATACTTGTAGGTGTCATATCTTTGCACTCCCAAAGGAGCACCAAAGAACATTGGTTGCTTTTTAAGGTCAACATGATTTGGATTAAAAACTGTCATGCCATCAATTTTGGTTGGTGAAGTTTCGGTAAGTTTAAATTTTACAGCTGCCACAGTCGTCTTCCTCCTCTTGGTTTTCTAAGATTGAATTAAGTAAATTTTCTATTTCTTTTTTGTTGTCTTCTTCATCACCATCTTTTTTAGCATCATATGTGTTTTGATAGTAAGAAGTTTTCCACCCCAGTTTATATGTGGTAAGAAGGTCTTGTGCCATTACCGACACAGGTACTTCATTATCGGCATAATGCTCTGGATTATATGACCAGTTACCCGAGATTGCCTGATCAAAGAACTTCTGCATAACAGCAACAATATTGATATAACCAGTATTGTCAGGCATATCCCAAAGAAGCGTATAATAGTTTTTAAGAGATTGATACTGCGGTACAATTTGCTTAAGAACTCCCCTCTTTGACTTCTTAACGGACAGAAAGGCACGAGGAGGTTCAATTCCATTTGTCTCATTTGACACAACGGAACTGCTCTCTGAAGGCATTTGTGCGGACAGTGTTGAGTTCCTGAGACCGTTGGCAAAGATAGACGCCCTAAGAGATTCCCAGTCATAGTTAAGAATGTGTGGTACGATTTGGTCTACATCTTTTTTGTAGGTGTCAATAGGCAGAATGCCATCAGCATACTTAGTGCGATCAAAGTAACCACATGCTCCTTTCTCCATAGCAAGTTGATTAGATGCTTTCAGTAGATAATACTGAAATGCCTCAGTCAAACCATGCACAAGATGAGCAGCAGCTTCATCAGAGTACTTCACCTGCTGTCTTGCTAACCAATGAGCAAGACCGATGTAACCAATGCCAAGTGACCTACGATTTTCAGTAGATACTTTAGCTGCTACAACAGGATACGCCTGATAGTCAATCAACTCATCTAGTGCCCTGACAGCCAGGTCACACAACTCTTCAAGATCATCAAGATGCTTAATCTTTCCTACGTTGATAGCAGAGAGAATACACAAAGCAATCTCACCATCAGGATCATCAATGTGCTTTAGTGGTGTAGTTGGAAGTGTAATCTCTTGGCAGAGGTTACTCATCCAAACCTTATCCTTAAAGGAAGAGTGCTCGTTACAATGATCTATATTCATAATATAGATCCGACCTGTCTCTGCTCTCTCCTTTAGAAGAGAAAGAAATAGTTCTTGTGCATTGATAGTTTTCCTTGGAAATCTTTGATTTCCTTCATACGAAACATAGAGATCGTCAAAACGATCTGTTCCAAAAGCATCATAAAGTCCAGGTACATCGTGAGGAGAGAACAATGCAATTGAAGCATTTTGAATAAATCTCTCATAGAATAGTTTAGAGATTTGAATACTGTAATCCAACTTACGAACTCGGTTATCCTCTGTTCCTTTGTTGTTTTTTAATACCAGGATGTCTCCTATTTCACTGTGCCAGATCGGGAAGTGGACCGTAGCACTTCCACCACGAATCCCGTTTTGTGTACAGCATCTAACAGTTGCTTCAAACTTTTTGAGGAATGGGATAACCCCTGTATGAGAAACTTCTCCACCTCGGATCTTACTGTTGATCGCACGAATTCTGCCTGCGTTGATACCGATGCCAGCCCGTTGAGAGACATATTTGCCAATAGCCATATCGCTGCTAAAGATGCTATCGAGGGTGTCATCACTATCAACCAAAACACAACTAGCGAATTGCCGAAGAGGCGTTCTAACTCCTGCGAGGATGGGGGTTGGCACGTTGATTTTGTGCTTGCTGATTGCGTCGTAGTATCGTTTAACATAAGAGAGCCTGGTTGCTTTAGGATACTCTGCGAAGATGGTTGCTGAAACTAACATGTAAGCATATTGTGGTGTCTCAAAAAGATTGCCACTGCTTCTATCCTGCACCAAGTATTTATCTACAACCTGACGAAGACCAGCATAAGTGAAGAGATAGTCACGGTCGTGATCAACCCAAGTGTTAATTTTATCCCATTCTTCATCAGTATATTTACCTGTCAAATGTAAATCATAGATACCAATACGAGTGCCAGCATATAGATGTTCGCCTATTGTTGGAAAACCGTTCTTCCAATCATTTCCAAAGACTTGCTTATATAAACCGAACAGAAGAAGACGAGCAGCAACATACTGATAGTTTGGATACTCAAGATTAATAAGGTCACTAGCCGATCTAACAAGAATTTCTTGGATTTCATCAGTGCTAATACCGTCATAGAATTGTATACCAGATTGTATCTCTACTTGAGATGGAGACACACCTGAGAGACCACCACAGGCACATTCAACCATATTATGAATCTTATCTAAGTCAAGAGATTCCAAAGATCCATTGCGCTTTTTAACTTTTGTACCATTACTCATATCTTCTTCCAATCGTTAAGTTTTACTTTTGCTTCTAACCCAGTGTAGGTATTACATTCTACCACACTTTGAACGTTTTGACCAGTCATTACCATATCGTTGATGTCTTTCTCTTTAATTGAATCTGGCCAGATTACAATACTTTCTCCCTTATCAATACACCTTTCGTATCGTTGAACGATTTGTTTGTTCCTTGGTTCATTGTCGTAAACAAATGTACGAGTAGGGTAAGATACCCTGTCAAGTACAACATCAGCGCCACACATTGCCAATCCATTAGACAAGAAAAGAGAGTCAAACGGACCCTCTGTAACGTAGATATTTTCATTTTTGTTTATACGATCAAGTCCAAATACTTTAGGGTATCCTTTATCCAAGATGGTAGTGATATAACGTAAGCTTGAATTCTTATCAAGAGACCTTGCTTGATATCCAAATACATTTCCATCTTCTGATATTAACGGTAGTATAATTCTTGCTTCTTTAATCGTAGTTTTGTTGTTCTCCCAAGCATTAAAGTTGTCTGCGTAATAGAAGTTTGAGAAGTATTTCTCTGGTATCTTTCGTGCGAGCAGATATTGTTTTGCTGGGTGTGTAGTATTTAGTGAAGTGATGGTTGGGAGTTCACTAAAAATATTTTGTTTGAATACTGGTTTACTAATGAACTGTTTGAAATCAGGTGCTTTGACTTGATAGTTCTTACCTGTCATTCCTTCTTTATAACGTTCCATGACATATTCGTCATGAAGGTTCATGTTCTGATCCTTTAGAAACTGAGAGAAGTTACGAGTAACTCCACAGTTATGACACTTGAAAACAAAACTATCCCTCATACCAAAGAGATAGCCTCGTGCTTTATTCTGCTTCTTCTCTGAGTCACCACAGTAGGGGCATCGGAAGTTGTAAGTGCCTTTCTTTTTTTCAGTGAACTTGAGAAGTTGTGTAGAGACCAGACCAATATATTTGGTATCAATGTAAGTCATTCTGTGGTGGGTGGTCGGTCATACCATCATACCACGTCATTGGGCAGGTGTCAACTAATTATTTAACTTGAGCGGTGGGAGCAGGAGTAATAATATTCCTTAGAATATTTTGACCTGGGGCACTGACAAGGAAGGAGACTAAAGCGATTGCGCCAAATAATGACCAGATTTTTTTCTCCATTGTGCGGAGACGAGTATCTACTAACATGATATCTTTTTCGCAACCCTTTTTTATTTCGTCTGCCTTACGGGTTACTTCCCTATGAACACTATCTATTTTTTCAAATAACACTCCATCAGTGTGATCTTGCTTCATTAACTTTTCATTATGAACTGCAAGTAGTTGCCCCATCTTAATGGAGTTCTCTTGCAGTATTTCTACTATACGTTCTATACGTTCTATGAGTAGAATATTAACGTCGGTTAATTCTGCCACGATAGTATCCTCTTAAACGTTACGAACAGAGAAGTCAAGCGCCTTTTGATATGTCGTTGCGCTCATGTTGAGCATCACTCGGAACTTGTCTCTATTCTCTTGGGATAATCCTTCATACGTAGCAAGGATTCTTTTTGCATCAAAGACGCCGATGCGACCAGCCGTGCCGTCTTGAAAGATAAGATTAGCAAACGAGATTTCTGGATCTCTTCCATATGATGTTCCCTCTTCAGCTACTTTCATAGCAGTTGTGAATACGTCTACACCACCAGCAGAACCACCACGAGGAATGCTAATCATATTATCCATCTCCGAAATTACATTACCCTGTGGGTCGTATGAGTTCTTTTGAACTTGCTTGTCTGCTTTCTGTTGCTTCTCTGCTGACTTCTTTTTAAAGTCTGACATACGAGCACGAAGCAGAACGTTCATTTCGTCTTGCTTGTCGCCCATCTTCGTTTTTGCTTGAGTGCGTTTTGCTTGAAGATCGCGCTTGCCTCTCATCTCTTTAGAAGCTTTGATTTGTTTCTGGGCTTTCTCAGTTTCTGAAACAGCCTCAAGAATTTCTTTGTTCATTTCTTCTGACATTTTGGGTTTCCTCCTTGACATTACACGTTGGATTAATTTTTTAGCACTTTTCTTGCGACCATCAATTTTATCATCTTTGGTCTTCTTCAGATTTTTCTTTTTCTTTGCTGTATTAACAAAGACAAAGGCAGGAGGAAGTGCTAAAGAAGATCCATCACCTGCCATCATTTCATTCATAGTAGTTTTAGTGTTTTCAAACATTGTTGATCTACATCTGTTGTATCTACATTGTCTGGTAATCTATCAAGGAATACCATAAATGTTTTTAGAATTGGCCAGTATTGTGATTCTATTTTATAAAATAGAAGCAACGTTGCCGCGTCATTGAACACATTATATAGTGTAATAATATGATTTAAAATTAGGTGTTGCTTCAATTCACCTGTGGTATCATAACGACGAAGTAATTTTTTAATATACGTAAATTTTTGTAAGTCCTCTTCAAAGTCATTATATGTTACAGACAAAGGGTTGTTGTAGTTTTTGATGGCAAACAACAACCAGTTGTCTGGTGTCAACTCATTGAATATCATATATCATCAGGCAACAGAAACTGTGAGTGTTGCGCTGTTGGAGATTACTTCTTCTCCACCAACAGATCCACCAATCCTGACTCTATACTTCTTACCACTATCACCACCTGCTAAACCAGTAAGTGCCAGTGAAACAGAGGTAGCACCACTGATGTTAGTCCACCTTGTTGTAGAAGCAGCGGTTTGTAGTTGCCACTGATAAACAAGTGAACCAGTAGAAGCAGCAGCAGTTACCGAGAAGGTAGCATCAGCAGATTGAACAGAATCAACAGTAATTACCATATTATCAGTTGTATTCACACCACCAACTAGAGAACCAAGAATAGTGATTGTTTCTCCAGCAACAAATCCAGCGCCATTGGCAGTCTTGGCAGTAGAGAGGAGCGCCCCACTAGAATTTCTGACTATAGTGAATCCCGCACCAGTACCAGCAGCAGAACCAGCAAGACCAGTTAGAGTATAAGTTTGATTTGCTTGACCAGCAAGAGTTGTTCCACCATTAGTAGCTGTATGAAGGTATATTCTACCAGCAATTGTAGTTTGATTAGTGGGTTGTACCGAGATAGTGATAGCAGATGCTACATCAGCAGCAGGATTGTCATTATCAAAATCGCCAGCATTAGCAGCAGTTTGTCTAGCAAAAGCAATACATTCTGATTTGTGTCTAGTATTGCCATCGCCATCTGTGTATGTTCTATATGTCCACCAACCTGGCCACTTGAGACCACGAATTTTATTTTCGTTGAGTTCTGCCTCAGTATTATCAACAAAGATAAATTGCGTTCCGCTAGGGAATTGGTTTTCATTAATCAAAAGATTAGCAACTTCTTTAGGAGCTGTTCTTCTTATAGCATTAGCAGCAGTAACTGTTCCAGTTGATCCAGCATATGCAGTAGTTAAAGATAACGTAGTTGCCGACACGACAGATTCAACAGTATATTGTACTGATGATAGTGAAAGAATGTCTCCCGCTTGAATAAAATTAGCGGATGTTCTATCAGTAAAATCTCCTGCAGTGGTCACAGTCTTGGTGTTATTGGTAACACTCACGTTATTTGCCAACGCCTTAGCGTCAATCGTTCCGAAAATTGCCATCGGTTTCCTCGTCTATAAAATATTCTTGTTCTAAAGAGTATTTATAAAAAAAATTAGGACGCAAGATTTATGCTTTTGCTTTTGCCATATTAGTAGCGCCACCAAACATAACAGATGATGCTTTATCACCATACTTTGATTTCATGCTACCAAATTTTTTCTTCATTCCTTTAACTACTTTTTCTTTCTTCGCTGCTTCTTTAGCAGAGAGTTTCTTTTCTTCTAATTCAACTTCTTCTTTCTTCAACTTTTTTTTAGGATCAGCAATTGATTTTTTTTCAGAAGGATCTGGATCATTAGGTGTATCAACATTCGGCATGATTTCAATCGTAACTTTCTTGCCTTCAGCAATCTCACGCATTTCTTTAACTGTCTTCTTACCTTTCTTGGCACGAAGTAATGCGAAGTCGTGTGCATCTACCTTGCCATTCTTGTTGGCATCAATCTTCTCTTGACTGCCAGGCATATCTTTCTTTTCTTCAATCACATCTCCATCTGGTTCGTATCCAGCCTTTACACAATTGTCAACTGTCTTGTTGCCTTTTTTCTTTGTTCCCATTTGCTTGTATCCTTTCCAACAAGCTTTACCATCAAGACCTTTTTCTTTTTCAAGAATAATAGTTTCTCCAGTTTCTAATACTGCCTCATAAGTTGTTCCAATCAACTCGTCAGACATCAATTCTTCTTTGCGATTTTGTTTTGATGAATTACAATCAGCATCACCATGTACTGCACATGCAGATCCTGCGCCAGAATGATTACATTTAGTTTTTTCTTCTAATCCCAGCATAGATTTCTGAATTAGATTGTATGCAAAATCGTCAATTTTCATTTTTGTTCAGCGGGTTTCTTCTTATACTTATTTATAAACTCCTTGGTCTTCTTGACATTATCAGAACCATCACGCTCCTTCATCGGTTCTGGGTCAGTAAGAAAGCATCCACAATGTTCTTTGATGTCTTTCACCCAAGCTCTAAACATCTCACCTTCTTCAGTAACAGCAATAACATAGTTAACTCCACGCCTATGAATTTTTCCAACTT